ACTGCTCGCGGAGGGTGATCAGCTCGGACTCGAACTCGTCCGGCACGGCGTAGCCGCCCTGCGAGTTGATGCCCTCGACATGACCCTTCATGCGGACGAGCGAGAGGCCGTTGGCCTTGCACCAGTCGGCCGACTTCTGGTGGCCGAGTGCGCCGAGCGCCCAGCGACCGAACTTGTACGCAGACTCCTGGCTCTTGAGGTGCTTGAGGCGACCGAAGACGCGCGCCTTCTCCCAATCCTTGCCGATGTCGGCGCGGACATGGAACTTCGACGCGAGGACTTCCTGCGCGAGGGTCTTGCGGACGCTCTTCGCGATGGCGTCGGCGCTTGCGCCGTCAGCCTCGATCTCGGGAGCCTCGGCGGGGGAAGCGGCCTTGATGACGACATCGAGGCTCGCGGGGTCGATGGCCATGCCGGCTTCATCGACGATCATGTAGTTCTCGAGGACGAGCGCCTTCTGGGCGATCACGCCCTGCTCGCCCTTCTGCTTCGCGGCCTTCTCGAGAACGGTCGAGAAGTCGCTGAGGTTCATGGTCTTCATGGGAAAATCTCCGTCTTGCGCGGTCTGTTCTCTTCGTTCCCGAGGGTGTCTTGCAGGCGACTCGCCGTAGGATCAGCCAGGTCAGAGATAGATCGCGCCCTTCGCCCGCGCGATCTCGCGCTTGACGATGGTGTCGACATCAATCGGCGCGCGCTTCGCCGCAGTTGAGGGCGCGGGAACATTCACCGTCACGACCACGCGCTTCGGCGCGTCGAGCCCGAACCATCTCTTCGCCGCGACGGGCGACACGATGCCCTTCTTGACCGCCGTGATGAGCGCCTCGGGGTTCGCCTGAAGCGGCGCGAGGCTGACCTCAAGCAGTTTCCAGCGCGAGAAAATGGTGGAGACATTCCCGCCGTACTTCTTGCGATCGACCTCGGTCGCGCGGCGCGTGCCGCCCTCTTCCGGCACATAGCCGACGCTGACGCCGTTCACGATGCCCTGACCGACGAGCGCGGCGGCGACCTCGGGGAAGAACTCGCCCGAGTAGCCGTCCGGTCGCTGCGCGAAGACGAAGTCGGCGGTGATGTCGCGCTCGCGGCGCTTGATGCCGACGCACTTCCCGACAGGCTCGGAGTAGTCGTGGTTCCAGAACAGAACGGGGTTCTGCTCGAACTCCTTGCTGTTCATGCCCTGCGGGATGAGAACCTCGCCGTCGCGGTCGATCGTCTCTGCGGTGATGACTGCGGTGAATCCCTTCGCCGAGCCTTCGATGCGCGCGGGAAGGGACTTGCGGTTCACGGTGTTCATGGGTTGATGATCCCTGCCTCAAGATTGATGCGGCGTCGCTCTTCATCGCCAGCCTGCTGGCCTCGGTTCTCGCGGTAGATCGCCTCAAGGTCGTCTTCAAGCTGCGGCTGCATGGAGCAACGGCAATTCGGATGCAGCGGAGGGCCGGCGACATCCTCGAAATCGAGGATCATCGTTCCGCCATCCGCGCCCGCGAGCGTGTCGCCCTTCTTGTAGAAGGTCTCGCCGAGGCCGATTGGGTTTGCGCCGAATGCCTTTGCGGCGGCATCACAGAACTCGCATGGATCAGGAGCGAGCAGCCAAGTCTTGCCCTTGACCATGCCCGTCGCGTCCCATGCCTCGACTTCTGCGGATCGTGCGGCACGCATTGCCTCGGTGCGGGCGATTGTCCGTGCGCGGCTCCACGATCCGTCCTCGTCCTTCTGGCCTTCCGCCCATTCCTGCACTCGGCTTGCAAGCTGGTCGGGGGATTCTCCGTTCTCGAGTCCAGTGCCAAGGATTTCCCGAACCCTCACGGATTGGGTCTCTACCACGCCGGCAGCGGTCTGGCGGGAAAGACGGATGGACTCGGAGTCGGCATACGCCGACAGGTCTTGACGCTCAAGATCGAAGTCGACTTCAGTCGCGACCTTGGAAACCGTATCAAGGCCGATGTTCACGCCCGTTTGGATAGCCTCGCGAATGTAGGGGGAAAGCGCCTCGACGATCGCGCGCTGGTACGGGCGCGCCCGAATGATGCGCTCGGCCTCCGCGATCAATTGCTGCGTTGGCTTTTCGGCTGCGGCGAGCTTCGCAAGCAGCGCCTTGACCTGATCGTCGAAGACGCGCGAGACCTTGGACGCGGCTTCAGATTCGGACTTGCCGATCTTCTCGGCTTCCTTTTCTGCGCTCTTGACCTTGAGCCACGAGCCGAAGTCGGTCGCGTGCTTTCCGACGAAATCGGATTGCCTGACGGTCTTGGTTTTCGCGCATCCGCATCCGCAGGACTTCTTCGCGCGCGCGCGGTCGAACTCCTCGACCTTGCCCTTCGCCCACGCGAAGCCCTCGTCTCCGCCCCATCCGTTCCACGCCTGCCATCCCTTGCCCTGATCGCCCCATGTCGAGCCGTCCTTGTCGGACTGATGGCGCTCGAAGTAGGCGACCATGCGGCGGATCGTGTCCTCGCTGAGGTTCGCCCGATTCGCGAGGTCGCGCGCGCGCGCAATGCCGACCTCGGTCATGCCGCGCTGCGACTCGGGCTTGGTCTCGCGGACATCGAGCGCGCGGCGCGCGTTGTCGGCGACCGACTGCGGCGGCTTGGTGTCGATGCTGCCGACCTCGGCCTTGCCGATCGCCTCCTCGAGCCCCTTGCCCTGACACATCGAGTACGCGATCGCGACCGCCTGATCCTGCTCGTAGCCCTCGTCAAGGAGCTTCGGGATCTTGTCGGAGACGCAGTCGCCGAGCGCGTCCTTGCGCCCCGCAGCCTTCGTCTCCGTGGCTTCCACGACCTTCGGGGCAAGCGGCTCGGTCTTCGTGTCGGTCGCCGTGCCGAAGGTCAGCGCGGCGTCCTGGCGCGGCTGCGCGGATGCGCCGAACAGCCCCGCAAACGGAGACGCGGCGGGCTGCGGCGGCTGACCGCCGAGCGGCTGTCCGTTGATGAGCAGCCTAGACGCGGCGGGGTCGGACACGGCCTCAAGCCCCTCCATCTCGCGGACTTCGTTCACGGTCAGGATTCCGCCGGCGGCGTACGCGCGGCGCTTCTCCGTCTCGAACTTCTCGTCGGCGGCGACGGGGTTGTCGTAGGCGAGGAACGCGTCGTCCTCGATGCCGAACAGCGGAAGCAGCGTCTGGTTCAAGACCTCCTCGTCCATGCGCATCAGCGGCAGGACGCTCGTCGCCTTCCACGAAGTGAACCCGACCGTCGCGCTCGCGAGGTTCGGGTCGTTGGCCTTGAGCATCGAGACGGGCACGCCGAACACCGCCGCGATCTCCTCGACGATCTGCTCGCGACCCATCATGTCCTTGGGGGAGAACGAAAGCGGCTTGATGTCGATGTCGGCGGTCGCCGTCAGGAAGCGACCAGTGCGGCGCGTGCCGCGCAACTTGCTGTCGATCTGCGCCTCGAGCCGATCGATCTCCTCCTGCGACGCGTCGCCCTTCACGGTCAGCAGCCAATCCGGGCGCGCCTTGTTCGCGAACCAGTGGTAGTCCATGTCGTGCAGGGACTGGTTGTTGGTCGCCGCCATCCACGCGGCCTCCACCTTGCCCATGCCGTAGTAGATGTCTCGCGGGTTCGGACGCTTGAAGTGGATGACCTCGTCGCGCTCGAAGAACGCGCGCTTCTCGTACGACACGCCGTACAGGTAGCCGTCGACGAACTCCTCCTTGCCCGGCACGATCTCGACCCACTGGGACGGCATCGTCCACAGCTCGACGGGAATACCAAGGCGGCGGTCAAGCACGGGGTGCAGATACGCGTTGCCCGTCAGCTCGAGATACAGCACGCGCAGGACGGTCTGCTCGAAGCCGTTCTGCCATGGGTTCGCCTTCGAGAGGAGGTCGAGGACGGGATGGTTGTCGGTGACGACCTCGTATTCGTCGCCGTACTCCGCCGCCTTCGTCATCGCGTAGCGCGACGGGAGCTGCTCGAGCGAACCAGACAGATACGACTTCGCGCGTCGATCCGTCCTGCGCGTGTTCCAGAGCTTCGTGCCGGCGCTGCGGTTGCGCACATAGAGGCGCAGAGGCTGCGACGCGACCGCGTACGCGTTGAGGTTCGCGGCGGCGTAGATCCAAGACGAGTAGTGCTTGATGGCCTCGCCGTTCGAGAACGACGGGCGCTGGCTGTCCCCGCTGATGACGCGCGTGGATGAACTCATCCACTTTCGCGCGTCCGTCACCGCCTTCGAGAACAGCCGATTGAGTAGCGACATCAGATGACCTTCATAATCAGGGGCTTCCTCTGCCGCCGTGCGTGAACGGCCAGCGCGAGCGCGCATACGCCGTCATCGTGACCCGTGGTCGCCTCGTACGAGACAGTCCTTCCCGAGTATCGGTAGCCGAACGACTCAAGTTCAGCGCGGAGCCAGCCGTCCGGGTAGCGGATGTCGCGTCCCTGCACCGCGATCTGCAAGCCCTCCATCAGCTGCTGCTTGCTCTGCGATGTGAACTTGAAGCCCTCGACGCGGCGGCAGACCTTGCGGAGATCCTCGACGATCGGATCGCCGACGCCCGTCGAATCGATCTGCGCAGGCCTGTCGCCGATCGTCTTCGCGAGGCGCTCGCGCGTGACCGACCACGGCGCTTGCCACCGCTCG